ATATGGCTGGGCTAGATTGGAACAAGCGAGGCGTTCCGTCCTCGATCGAAGTCCCCGCGTGGGCCGGCCTTAATTAAGTGTCGGACCATGTAGAGGGCCCCCTCAACTATAGAGGGCAGAAGGTCTTGTATCTCGATCCAGAGAATGAGCATTGGGACTCAACAAAACCTTGGTTCAAGATTCCACGCGAACAGCAGACCTGCAGGCGCTGCTACTCCGACTGTCACGAGACTAAGGAGTGCAAGCTGAAGCACGAGACGTGTTCGCGTGAGGACTGCGGATTGCGAAACCACCATCCACTGGTGTGTCGCCTCCGCCGCCCAGACTACAAGGCTTCGCCAGTTCCAAAGAAAGACCAAAGCACCAATCGCGGTGCATCACGTGCTGGAGCCGTCAGCGAAAGCTGGTGGGAGGCCAACCAACGAGACATGGGATCTATCGACGCATTGCGGGATAAGATTAGTGAGCTCAAGGAAGGCCTGACAGCAGCAACCCCGAAGCCTGAGAAGGCCGAATGGGAGAAGATGCTAGACCGCTTGAGATACGTGCTAACGGAGGAGGAAAAACGAGAGTACGGTGTACTTGTAGAGAAGGCCGCCAAGGAGCGTGACGTAGATCTGATGCAGTTGATTCTGCACCGCGTCACAGCCTCGCGGTCAGGCTCGCCCCAGACTTCTTTTGTAGCGCGAGAGCGCGCGGGAGGAATCGTGGCCATTAATTTGTCCTGGCGAGACGCAATGGCGCGCACCTGCCTTTGGGTGCTGCTAGTGCTGTTCATCTACTATTATACTGGAGTATTGAGTGCGATATCCTGGGAGTGGTACATCATGTACATTTATGCCCATGGAGTGTATTTCACCTGTGTTGTCGACCCCGAGTGGGACAGCTGGTGTTATAGCAACTTCCACAGAATGGCGTTTGTGTGTGTTTTCTACGTTGCCAATTGTATATTAGCGCTGTCGATATTCAGGATTTATCGCACCCCTAAGCTTTCAATGTCCCAGTTCTTGGTTGAACACCGCTTTGATTTGCTCCCAGCACCCAGGGGGCCTGAACATGATGTGAATAACCGCCACCCAATCTTCCGATATGGTAAGACACTTGAGGCCGCCGAGCCTGTCGTTGTGTCACACCAGGTTGTGCTCTATGTGAATGGACGAAGCCCGCGCTCGCTCTTCTGGAAATGGACACAAGCCTTACTTGACGGAGACTCGTGGAGGAAACTCCTCCATCTGAGACGCCGATTTGGCTTCCAGTATGAGGAGTTCTTCTGGGTGCCGGTAGAAACTCACGAAGTGCGCGGTTTCAAAAATCTTGACCACCGCCTAAAAGTTAGAGGCGGGAGAATAACTAACTTGGAAGACGTGTTGATACCTGTTGGCCCCAATATCGACTCAGTTACGATTGATCGAACACGCTTCGACGCCTTGTGTCGTATCCCTAATATTGCTGCGGCAAGGACCTGGGACGACATGATGAGGAATGTTGAAGTGGCTGTGAGGACAGCGAACTGGGAAGCAGAGAATTGGAGGGCCTACGACCCACAATCAAGTATCAACTTGGTCAATCTATGCGCCTACCGCTGGCTGTCGAGTCTGCAGAGCACCCGAAAGGTGCTTCGCAACGACGTCCAGTGGAATTTTTAGGCAGCCCTGCCACAGCCAACCAGGAATGGTGGTTGTACGGCTATCGTACCGATGAGGTTGATTTGTCAGCTCTTGGATGGATTGCACCGACGGATGGCTCACATCTGTCTAGCACCATGAACGGAACAAATCATTTCCGCCGGAACGTACAGGCTGCTTCGATTCCATTTCCAGTGTTGGGTTATGTGGCTCCTCGACCAGACACCGGCGACCAGCCGAGTCTGAGGCAGGGCGCAAAGAAAAGATTGATCCATGAACGCCCCCCCCTGGACAGTAGGAAGATGCGCCGCCTAAATAGGTTCGTCGACCGACAGCTCCCGAAACTGTTCAAGCCCCTGCAGGCCCACCAAGTCCTTGATTTTGAGGAATGGTTAGCACACACAAATTACCCTGAATGGCGGAAGGTCCAGCTCCGGGAGGCACGAAGTGCACTCATGGATGGATCAGTGCCAGAGCATAAGATCTGGGAAGCCAAGATGTTTGCAAAAGATGAGTTCTACTTGGAGTACAAGTACCACCGTACAATCAATGCGAGAAGCGACTATATGAAGACCATTATTGGTCCTATGGCTGCCTCCATTGAGCGAGTAGTGTTCCAGCATCCAGCATTCATCAAGAAGGTTCCCCGAGCTGAATGGCCAGATTATATAATTGGTCGGTGCTCCGGACGGGAGCGTGGTTACGCGAGTGACTACAGCTCCTTCGAGGCCAGTTTCGTTAGAGACATCATGAATGCAGTAGAGATGAAGCTCTACGTGTACATGAGTGCGCTAGTATGGACGAAGGAAGTATGTGAACGGTTTACAGCCCTCGCGGGTTGGAATAAGATCACTGCTAAAGCTTTCTTCCTAAAATTATTAGCACGCCGTCTAAGTGGCGAAATGGTCACCAGTCTGGGTAATGGCTTTTCAAATTTGATCGTAAACCTGTTCGTACTAAAAGAGAAAGGGTGTCGTAATGTGACATACGTCGTCGAAGGAGACGACGGTTTGTTTATGTTTGACGGACCGTGCCCAAGCGAGTCCGAATTCCTTGACTTAGGGTTTATAATAAAACTGACGCCGGTCGAAAATTTGAATGAAGCCTCCTTCTGCGGAGTTGTATTTGACTCCGTGGATCGTGCCACGCTTGCAGATCCATACAAGTGTCTAGCTACGGTATCATGGCTGGACGCGAAGTATGTAGGAAGCTCAAAAAAGAAGAGAAACGCTATGGCTCAGGTCAAAGGACTCAGCTTACTTGCACAGTACCCCGGCTGTCCAGTTTTGCAGAGTGTCGCCCTTTGGCTCTTACGGGTCCATGGTTATCAGCCTAACAAGCGAGATGAGATTCTTTCCTACGCGTATGCCAATTCCCGGGATTGGTGGCAGCGCGAGGTTATTCGCTCACTAAAAATGTCGCCTTTTGCACCTAAACGCGTTGGTGAGGGCAGCCGTCTCATAATAGAGAAG